ACCTTTCACAAGACATGTGCCACCCATAAGGGTTGCCGTCATTATGATGGGCAAGGGTGAATGCCAGCAGAAGTGCTAACATATGGATGAACGTAGGTCTATTATAGACCCTATATTCTATATAGTCAAGTATTTTTGTAATTTGTGATACAAAAATTACATTTCATAATCTTCTGACTCTTCAATCAACTCATCAATAACAGTTTTTTTACCATCAAGTTTTTGTAGAGTATGCAAATTAGACTTTTGATATTTTTTTAATTGCTTATATTTTTTCATCAGTTTTTTCATATCTTCCTTAGGAAGTTCAAACTCAACTGATTCTACATCAAATCCTTTACTCATTTTTGAAAAATCCTACAGACTGAAAATTTTCTGGAAATTTTTTTCCGGTATTTTTGGAATCACTTCCTCTTTTTGGTTTCAGGTGCTTTAGCACCCCAGAGTTTGGGGTTGTAACTACCTTGACCATAGTCGATAGCCTTTAATCCATCACGAAACTTATCCCAATACATGTTGAAGATACTAACTGCTTTTTGACTACGAGTTAAATCATAACGAAGTTGTCCATCAACTTCATACTTTACAATACGGGCATCATTAGGACACTCTTTAGTATTAACTTGTTCCCAAGTTCCATTCTCGATCATGATTTCTACACCATATCTCTTCTTGGAATTTTCTCTTTCTGATGCCGTCCACGAATCCATAGATTCTTCCTTTGTAACTACTTCTTTTTCAAGAACTTTTTCTGTCATGATAAAAAAAATGATTAAATATTAACCGCGATTGCCCCAGACAATATTTGGATATGCCTCAGCAACAACTGGTTGTGTAAGTTTATATTTAGTAGCAAGTTTTTTGTCTTTGCACAGACAGAGGATCTCTGCTTCTAGTGGATGAAGACCTTCTAACAAGTTGATAAACATAGATTCTCTACGCAACTTGCTCAAACCATCATTACCACCTTTCAAAAAATTGTAAAAGATTTTAAATTCTTTACGAATAGATGTTCTTCCTTGATCTTGAGATCCCAAAGATTGAGATCCAATCTCGTTCATTTTATTTACAGCATCTCCAATCTTATCGGAGAGTTGTCCGCTGTATGCCGTTTGTTCACCTGCAGATGCATAAGGAACATCTCCCTCAGGAAGCATGGATACAATTGAAGTATCAAAATTCCAAATTAAAACAGCTCTAAGGGCAGGATGGTCAAATTTACGAAGTGCTTCAATCTTCTTTGCTTTTGACCTTTGCTTACAAATTACTTGAAGCACTTCAAAAATAAAAGGATTTGCCGGTAAATCTGGAATTGGTACCGGTGCCTTCTTAGTTGTCGTCTTCTTCGCCGTTGTCTTCGTAGTCATGATAGTTTTCAAAATTAAATGCAATAACCTCATCTGGAATCAGGTTGCCCTGATTATCAAACATTTCGGGGTGAGGTCTTGGTACTTCCCGATAGTTCATCATATATTCTCTAGCAGTCCAACCTCCAATTAGTCCCACGATAAGAAATAGGATGGTCATGAATGAACCAAAAACTAAACTAACTGCTAACATTGTTCTTTCTCCGGGGTTTAATTCTTTTTTTCTTCCTTATATTAAAGGAAAACTCAAAATAGACGTTTACTTCCCGGTTTAGAAAGCAAACCATCTTTTCAAAAATAATGTGAAATGGTTGTGTCTGCTTTCTTTTACCTCCATTAAGTAAAAAATCAACACCACGATTAGCGTGATTATTTTTATTTATGTTAAGATTTAATGACTTGTTGTTCTCTGAGAAATTCGATTGTGTCACTACATCCTCCTATTTTTTTATCATCACAGATTACTTGAGGAAAAGTAGATCCTCTACCAAATTTTTGATAGAATTCAGTTTTAGTAAAGTCGCTTCCCAAATTATAAGACACAAAGTCCTTACCTGTCAATTCTAGGACAAGTTTTAGTTTTTTACAATAGGGACAATCGTCTTTTGTATATACAATAAAATTCATAATTTCAATTTAATAATTCAATCTGATTATGCTAAGTTAGGCCAAGAAACTTCTAATGGATTTGTTGTTGTAGATGTAATATCTCTAAGTTTCTGAATATAGTCATCAAGGTCAGACATATTATCCGTTGTATCTAATCCTTGTCTGGTTTCACTTAAGTTTCTCATAACTCTCCACTCAACTTCTTTAATTTTTTCATCTCTAGTTTCTCTAACCTGATCCCATCTTTTAATATTTCTAGCAGAAATTTCAGATTCTGTCAAGGATGTAGTTTGCCACTCAGTACCACTCCAAGTAAGTTTATGAGTTTCTTGATTAAAATCTGGAGGATTTGAAACTTGAACATATCCAGCATCTACTAATTCATCACTAGTAAATGTAGAAGAATCTGTTCTAGTTGTTCCATCAGAAAGCCTAATTCTCTCTGGTAAATTGGAAGTAGGATATTGTGTTTTATATGAGTACATAATTTTATACCTCTGCGATATTTATGTTAGTATCCGAATTCGGCTTTTATATCAGCAATAATATCATCAACAATACCTTGCATTTCACTCTGTACAGGAGCATTACCAGATGTTCTAGCAGCTAAAGTTGCTATAGCTAAGACATTATTTTGACCAGTACCATCACTCCACATACCATCATTCTGGACACCAGTCGAGGTATTATTATACTTCGTTATCGAACCAAATGTTGTTCCCCATTCGCTATGTCCTAACAATATGTAAAGGTCACATGTACTAGGATCACCAGCACCAGTAATCATCATATAAGATGCATAAACTTGAAATCCATTAACAGTGGCGTTATTGTATAAATCTACTTGACTCTTTGTACCTTGACCATCAGCACCGGAGTTTCCACCTTTAGCAAATCCACAGTATTGAGATCCAGAATTACCTGTAGTAGCAGCAACGATTAATGCACCATGACTATTTAAGTTTGTATTAGTAGTCCATCCTCCTGCAACATATTTGTAATCACTAACAGCAGCAGCACTTCCACTAGGTGTAGTAGAAGTTGTATTAGCATAACTTACGGGTTGACTACCACCAGTTCCACTGGAACCAAAATCACCACTAACATTACTGGTAACACAAATGGTATAGTTTCCACTGTCATACATATCCCCACCACCATCAGGTATGTATGTTGCATTACTTCCATACGTTATATTATGAGGGCTAGTTGTAAGTTTATAATTAGTTCTGCCACCAACAATTGCTTGTGAGATTTTGGCCATTTCCACAGAGTCTCTTAAATCCGCAATAGTGGTAGGTTCAGTACTTCCTGTTGATGTATCATTAATCGTAACAGTAGCACTTGTTCCAATTACAGAATCATCTTCAGGAGATTTTAGTGAAATTGTAAATGATTCTGTCTGTCCAGACTCAGTATACCCATCAGCGTCTGCTGTTATTACAATTGATCCTGTAGAACCACTTATAGAAACTGTTCCAGAACTGGGTGAAATATCTGTCGATTCCATGTCACTACTTCTGGTTGTGATCCAATCCAGTGTTCCACTAGTAAAATTGGTCATAGATATAGAGAACGTAACAGTTTGTCCTTCATTTACACTAGTTGTACTTGGAGTGATTGTTGCAACTGGTGTTAGTGAAGTATCTTGTATTGTTACACTACTACTGGCAACAATAGGTCCGCTAGTGCTGTTAGCTCGTGCATATATATTGAAAGTCTCATTACCCTCTGTAGTAAGATCATCTCTTATAGAAAGAAAGAAAGTTCCTGATGATCCATTAAAAGAAAAACTACCTGTTAAATTGCTAAAAATATCAGTTGCATTTGCTGCTGTTCCTGTTAATGTATAATAGTGAGTTCCAGTATAAGTATCAGTTCCTGCCAGAGTCATGGTAACTGTTGTACCTTCGTTTGGCGTTGAAGTGCTTGGTGTGAGTGTATATGAAGGTTGTGGCATTGAAAAAGTTCCACTTTCCCCAAGTATAGGTCCAGAAACTGATTGTTCTCGTATTTGAAGTTTATAAGACGCAGTATCGTTGGTATTATTTCTCACTAAGGTTTTGGTAAATGAACCCACACCAGAAGAATTTAAGTAAAATTGACCAGTCAATGTGCTATCAGTAAAAAAGCTACTGGTGGGAAGACCACCTGATGATTGAGATACGATTGAATAATATAAAGCATCTTGATTTTCATAACCATCCGTGTTAATCGTAAATGTTATAGGTTGCCCTTCCAAATGATTTCCACTATTGGGAGAAATACTGTTAAGATATTTTGTTTTCGGCCATTTATTGTTAATGCGAGCATTGTAACAATCAAATAAATCAAAAGTTCCTGTAGCAACATACAGATTAGTTGATTGTTTAACACCTATAATTCCATTATTTCTTCTCATTTTTAATATCCCAACTGTGTTTTTATATCACTAATAATATCATTAACAATACCTTGCATTTCACCTTGAACCGGCAAGGTAGCACTCTGTCTAGAAAGAAAAAGTTTAATTGCCAATATATTGTTCTGACTAGTACTTTCACTCCACATAGCACTATTAGTAGATGTAGTATTAGTGTTATTGTATTTATTGATAGCACCAAATACTGATCCCCAATTAGGATGTCCTAAAAGGATATACAAATCATTACTACTAGGATCACCCCCATTATAGGTACTCATATAAGAAGAGTATACTGTAAATCCATTTACATCAACTCCATTATACAAATCTACTGTTGTTCTTGTACCACTGCCATCAGCACCAGAGTCTCCTCCAACCATCCATCCACACCACTGATATCCACTATTTCCTGTTGTTGTTGCAACAATTAATGGTCCATCATTTACCGAATAATTGTTGTTAGTCCATCCACCAGCAACATAAGTATAATTTGAAAAGGTGGGGTGAACTAATGGAGTAGTTTGACTATAATATATGGAATCGGGATGACTTGTGGCAGTACTACCATTTGATGGTGAACTATTACTTCTAGTGCTAGATGATATTGGTGTTGTCCAGTTTCCATTATCAAATATATCACCAGTACCATCATTAATCTTTCTGGCGTCACCACCATCAAATCTGTAACTATAATTGTTTGTAGTCAGTATATATCCAGTTCTACCGTTTTGAATTGCTGTACCAATATCACTCATAATAGTTCTCAAATCAGGTAGAGCCCCAGCACTTAAATGAGAGGAAATGATACTATGAACGCCAGTTGGGTTAACTGTTCCCGAACCTATAAGTCCACTATTTTCGGTATAGTACCCCATGATTAACTAATTTCTTCATAAGAGCAAGTAGCACTTAAATCTCCTGCAGAACTTGCTGCAAGATAAATTGAATGATCTTCTAACAAATAAATTGAAGTATCTTTTGAAATTACTACAAGAGTTGCATCAGCAGGGACTGCTATTGTATTTGCTAAGGTAGAATATGTTGTACCTCCAGCAGCATTTCTGATTGTTACAGTAATATCTGCAGAGTTTGTTCCGTCAATATTTGCAATAATCAAAGAATTAATCTTTAAAATTTTACCAGACGATGCTGCATTCTCAAGGAGTTCGGATGCAGATGTAGCGATATCAGCATCAAATGCTATCTTCCCTAAAATACTTGTTGCACTAATTATATTTGGATTGGCCATTCTTTAGAGAGTCTCCTTCTTATGTTTATTTATTATGAATTTAAAAATGCTAAGGTAGTTAATGAACTACTACCTCCACCACCACCGCCGCCACCGCCATCAGTAGTAATCCGAGTACCATCAACAAAAAGTTGGTAACATGTTACAATACCAGAGACATTTACATTAGCAAGCGTAGAAATACCAGATACATTAACTTGTTTACAATTTACACGACCAACATCGGAACCACTTATAGTACATGCAGTACCAACATGAAAAGTATCATCAGTAGGATTTACAAATATATTATTATCAGTAACTAGATCACCAGTTTTTCTAGTCTTTCCCATACTTCTCCTTTATAGTTATTTATTTTATTATGCCTGAGATTCAGACCAAGAGATGTTTCCAGATACCTGAAGCGGTGCAGCAAGTGTGAGTCCAGAAGGATTCTGTGCTTGAACAGCAAGTGTAAGTAGGTCAGGTCCTGCGGGGAAAATATTATCTCCTCCCAAAATACTATTACCAATTTCAAGAAGTTCTGCAAGGTCAACTGATAATGAACCGGCAGAAACTTTTGTTGTATAAATTGTAACTCCACCCAGAATTGTATCTCCGGCACGATGTTTAATAACCTGACTCAAACTTGGTCTTTGTGCCTTCTCATATGGGATAGCACTTGGTTGAGTATTTTGAAGGAGGAACAATTCCACGTCTTTATTCGTGGTAACTGATGCCTGTCTCAGTCTTAACTGCATTCGGTTGATAACTTCTCTCTCACCCAATGCACCTGTCAAAGAACTATCAACAGAAGGTGCAAGTCTTACACTAATCAGAGGAATTGGTCTCTGAAGTTCAACTGCTGTAGATTCACCAGCAGTAAATGATGTTGCACTAGCAATTGGCGAATATTCTGAACCTCCAGTTGGGTCAGCAGATGTTGCAGGATAATTTACAAACACCTTACTATTTGCACCAGATACAGTAACCTGAGTTACATAAGTTCCTGCAGGAAGACCTCCACCAGAGAACTGGTGACCAACAACAAGTTTTTCAGCATCTACTTGAGACAGTTGCATAGAATAAACATAAACCCGATTACCATCAAGAGTAATCTGTTCAAACGTAGATTCGGCGGTTGAAGCTACTGTATCATTAGCACCCGTAGTGAATGCGAATGGTCTGCTTTGTCCAGTAAATTGATATGCTTTATCATCATCAAATGTACCATCCATGATAACGGAAGTACCAAAGTGGAATAGTGTTGGAGCAGTGGATGAGTTTGGACCATTCTCAATTTCATAACGAGCAGGTAAGTTACCTGAACGGAAGTATGATTCATCCAATACATTATTATGAATATATTCGTGCATGTATCTTACATGACCTTTTGCATCCTTAAATCCATAGCGAATCTTACCAGCACCATACCAGGAGTAATCCATGTATGCCATCTGAATCTTAGTCAGATCCAAGTTAAATCCAGTAAATCCATTACCATCAGCAGGATCAAGATTCCATTGAGATTGAGGAGTCTTAGTATCGACAGTAAGAGTTGCCTTAACTTTTGTTGCATCCAATCCACGATATGCAGGTTGAACTACCATGCGAACGTCAGAACTTACTTCAGTAATTTGATATGTCTGCCCTCTAATTACAATATAATCACTTACGTTTAATTGTGTCGTAAAACTTGTTCCCTCTCCGGTTACAATTTGACTTCCTCTAGTAACACTAACATTACCAGCAATTTGTAACGTACTACTACGTCTTACCGCACTAAGATTTTGTCCATCATACTCATAGAAGAATCCATTTTGGTCATCAAACATTCCAGCACGAACAAAACTATCAGTCCATGAAGTACGAACATAGTTAGGGAATCCACCTGCACGAACATCAGTTGGACTGCCAGACATAGTGTAAGTGAATTGGAATGGTGTTGGTGTTGTTGCCACAGTATAGTTGCCATTATAATAGTTTACACCAAATCCAACTGTAGCACCGGCAATTCTAACTGGATCTCCTGCTGATAAGTTATGCTGTTCTTGAGTATCAACAGTAGCAGTTGTACCAGAAGCTTTAATTAATTGCTTAACTAATTTTGGTGGATTAAAGTTGACAGCAATACTAGTCTGAACACCTTTACCAGACTGATAACGGAAATACTTACGAGTCTGTCTGGCAATACGACTGTTTGGACTTGTTCCTGCAGTAATATCTACACCACCATCAAATGGTTTATGTAGATTGTATCCATCAGGTCTAAGTGCTAACTGAGTTGCATAATAATAATTATTTCCATTAACAGTACTAGAAGCATTCTCAAATAAGGTCATATTTTCATTTGTGGTCACATTATCTACAGTCTTTTCTTCAATATATGTTCCGTTATCAATATAAATTTTATCAAATCTCTTGAAGTTAATTAAGAAATTAGTTGATGTTCCGGTAAGTTCTTTTGTTCCAGATACTGTTGATACTGAACCTTGACCCTGAATATTTTTAATTAAATTGTCAGAATTAAAATACTGTGTTCCAGATTGTGCCGTCAAATTAATTGCAACATTATTTTTAGCATCAAGACTAGAAGTTGCTAACTTAAAGGAAGTATTTCCTACACCAATAACGTAAACAGTAGTTGTATTAACACCTGTTAAAATTGAAGACCCTCCATTTGCATCATAAGTAATCTTTTCACCCGTAATAAAGTTATGAGCAGATGATAATGTAATTACTTCCGTAGAACTACTTACATCTGTTGCTGCATTAATTGAATATTGTCTAGTTGGAACCTTAAAATCCGAAGTTAAAGTAAACGTATTGGAAGAAGGAGTACTCGCGATTTGGAAAACACCATCATATGCACCAACAACTTTATCCAAATTAAAGTTATGAGAACCACTACCCGTTCCGGTCAGAAGAATATCAGAAGTAGATGCAGTTAAGTTAAATTTAATTCCCCACCATGGACCACCACCAGGACCAAAATTAACTTGGTTTGATGGAGCAATATTCATTTTGAATGATTTCTTATTGCTATTTCCAGCATCATCAAACAAATAACTCGTTACATTAACATTCTGTCCAAATTCTTTACTAACTACGTAAGTCTGAGAATCTCCTTGGTCCTCAGTACGTCCAACACGCCAAGTTTGAATTACAGTTCCACCACTATCTTTTAATTCTAAGTCAACATATTCATTGTTTGCTCCAAAGTCACCACGGAATTCCAGAGATGAAATTGTACAGGCAGTTGGAGCAAATCCAAATGCAGTCTCAACATCAATATTATAATCAGCAGCAGTATTTGTGGAACCAGTTTGTTCTACAGAAGCACTATTTGCCGATCCACTAGTTGCAGAAATATTCAGTCTATTATCATTAATTCTAACATACTTATAAGTATTCAAATCAACCAACGGTGGTATAACACTACCAGTTAAATTATCATATACACCCTCAACAGAACCAGTTACTTTATGGTTAGGAACGTAGATACTATTATATGTTGGATTGACCTGAGTATATTCTATCGTAAAGTTCTCAGGCACTTTGACCACATCATCAGTATTTGGAGATGATGATGTTTGTATCCTAATTACATCGTTATTAACTTTCGTAGCAGTACCACTAAACTGTAGTGGCATGTCAACGGCACCCGATGATGTATTGGTATATGCAAATCTTTGACCATTATTATAATTTGTAGTATCGGTAGTTACAGTTATTGCACTAGAACCTTCAATACCATGATTTTGTACATAAAAAGTATTTCTATCTGTGGTTAAAGGATTGCAGAAAACATAGTAAATATTACTTGAAGAAGTAAAATTACTATTACTATTATTATAGTTAATATTAAACGAACCATCACCAGCAGATCCACTCCAACCAGTAGAACTTAGAACAGTCGATGCATTTCTTATAGCAAGAGTTCCATATCTACCGTAATCTCTCTGATTAGAAAGGTATGAGAATGAATCACTTGAACCATTAGTACTAGAACTTCCGGGTGTTCTTCCTTGGAATGCGACTATATTTGACGGAGAAGATCCTCCTAGTCCAAATTCAGCATCAAATAAATCACCACCACTGCGGGCTTTATCAGACTCAGAAGCAGATGATCCTGACTGTGAGAGTCTAAGTCTGACTCTATAACGATCACCATTCCAAACAAAAGTACCAACACTACCTTGACAAGAGTGTGTGATACTAAGGAAATAATTACCTGGAGTGCCAGTAATTAAACTTGAAATGTTAAGTCCATCAAATGGAGTAGTTCCTCCACCAGGACTAGTAATTGCTCGGACATAAATTTGATTTTGACCACCACCATAAATGTTTCCTGTGGTGGATCCAATTGTTATTGTAACGTATTCACTAGTACTATTAGTATCACCAGCAATTTCGAGATAATCAATAGTTACATTGGAAGAAGTAATACTTGATGGCAACGCCAGATTAGTTGTTACTGATGTTGTACCTGTAGAACCAACATAATTAGAAGTAACACTTGATGATTGAGAATTAAGAAAGACAGCCATCGGAGTACTTCTAGTATTTCCGTTTGCTGATTCAACTTTATAAACCAAACCAAGTCTACAAAGACCATATGTATTATTAAGTGTGCTAAGACTTACAGCAGAACTTAAAGCATCTGTTTCATGCAGCTCAATTGTATTGGCATCAATCAGTTTTACATAATATACAGTACCATCAGTCAGTCCGGCATCAGATGCCCCATAATATGGACACTGGAAAACAACTGTATACTTATCTCTTAGACTATGACCTGTCCAAGTAATTCGATTAGTTGAAGTATTAATATCTGCAGGGTCTAGATATGTCGTATATGTAGATTCCCAATCATAAGTAACTACCGGAGGTTTTCTGAAAGACTCTCTACCTGTATTAGTGCTCATACCAACATTGGTAGTGGTAGTAAATGTTGGTGTAGTATCGACGTATGGACGACCATCAGGAGCTGTTGCCGTACTATCAGAAATTGTTAATGTACGAGGACCTACAGTATTTCTAAGATAAACTTTTGTATTGGCAGCAAATCCATGAGTTTCAGTTGTAGTCACTGTCAACGTACTGGGATCATTACCATCAGTAACTGCTCCATCTGCAGTACTTACAGGAAGAGTTGATCCTTCAAAAAACTTACTTGGAACAATAGTCGTATAACTACCACTAATATCTCCAGTAGAAACTGCATCTACATCAAGTTCAAAGAAAAATTCTGTAGTAGAAGGAACGTTAGTTACAACAAAAAATCCTTCTGCTTGATATTGTGAAACACCTTGAACCGAAATTGGGTCACCAACGCCAAGACCATGTGGAATGGAAGTAACTACGTTTATACTTTTGCTATTTGCAACCGCATTAATAGAAGTAATACCATCAATAGGAGTATCTCCACTACTACTAAAAACGGTAGGAATATTTTTTACAGTCTGAAGAGTTTCCCACTTAGTTGATTGTAGTCCATATTCAAAGTCAGTATCAATTAGGTTTGCAGGATTACTAACTCTCAGTTTTCCAACAGGGTCTAAAATATCTTCTGCAGGAGTAATTTCAGCATAATCTTGCTCTATAAAAACTTGAAGTTTATCAGAATCATTATGTGATGTTGTATCATATACAAGCGATAATGTAGTTTTACCTTCTGATCCATTATATGCGGCAGACCCACCTTTAGAGGCACTAGAAAAACTATAGATTATTTCATTTCTGGTAACATTAGTAATTACAAGAAACCTTTCTATGGAAATATTTCCGGTTACTTTTACAGTTTTTTCGCTAGCATCAAAAGTATATTGGCCTATTAGTAATTTCTTTGCCATGTTATAAAAAAACTATTCCTGTCTGTTCTTCTATTTAGACAAAGTATTTACGAATCATCCTAAAGCAATTGCCAAAGCAATTACATCCGATTCAGTTTGAAGTTGCCCACCATTAGCAGTTGCAATACCAGTAATATTCATATTACCCGTTCCAGTAATATCATGATTATTAACATCCAAATCTCCACCAAGTTTAGGTGATGTATCATTAATGACTACAATATCATTAATACTTACATTCTCATATGCAACCAACTCAACAATATCATTAAGAGATGCTCCCGTTGTCAGAGTAACGGTAGTTCCATTTGATGCCGTAAATTCAGAACTATCAAGTTTAGAACCATTTAAATAAACATCAATATAACCTACAGTATAAGGTACTGTACCAGAAGGTGGGAATAATGTTTGACTAGCAGTTGCAGTATAACTATTAACAGATCTAGTTGTTGCAGTTCCTATACCGCCACCGCCGCCACCACCAGTGGAAACAGAACCATCAGCCATCAAGTACTGAGAGGATGTACCACCAGTCTTGACAAATGAAGTTGCAGTTACAATACCAGAAGCATTTACATCTACAAGTGATAATTGACCAGCTTTTGTAAATGTATATCTTTCTGTAGTACCATCACGAATCTTAAAGTCAGTAACGTATGCGGTAAGATCTAATGATAAATCAGTTCCATCATGGAATAGTCTAGAATTATCAGAACCACCAAAAGTTATTCCTATATTATTATTAAATCTTAAATCGCCGACTGTTTTTTGGTCGGCAAAATCACTACGGAGGAACTGAAGACTGTCCAATCCATCAAGAGTGGCAGCATCACCACCACCTCCTCCTCCACCGGCACTATAATTAACAATATTGAGTGTAGAGATACCAGTTATATTTGATCCGTCACCATAATAAGTTACAATACCCGCAGATCCTACCGTAGCACCAGTTCCAACGGCCGTGATCTTTAGATTATTAACCTGTTCTAACTGGTGATTAATATTAACTGACATTAGAGATACACCTTCCTATGTTTATATTTATTGGATGAATTAGAATGACATTTCAGTCGCTTCAATTGTGCATACCCATCGTATCGTAGTTGCTGCTTGCCCAGTCACCTCAACTTTTATAGCACCATTTGTAGTGTCTGCCGTAATCTCAAGATCCCAAGCAGCAGCACCAGTATCATAAGCAATAACGTCTTTAATAACACTTCCAACAAGTGCTGTTGATGCAGCATTTGCACCCCTCTTAAGCGCACCTCTCAGTTCCCATACTTTAGTGTTACCAGCACCAGTCACACCTGCAACACAGGTAGCTTTAAAAGTAATTGCACTATTATTTTTGAGAGTTAATTGGTTTGTTGTACCTGCACCATTAACATTAGACCTCAATACTGTAGGTGTTGCATTTGCCGTTTGTGCATAAACATTAAGAATTGACTTTTGACATAAAGCTCTGCCATTATGGTCTGTACCATGAGGATTAGCAGAAGCGGGAATAACGACTAGACCTTCAATAGTTCTAGTAGACGCATACTTTCCACCCAGAACAATTGAATAGTTTGAATCAGCTAGAGAATGAGTTCCGAAAGCATAAGATTCATCACCACTAACAGTAATATGATTACCAAAACCAGCAGAATAAGATCCTGATACCGTTGATGCATAACTACCACCAATAAAGGAATAGTTGCCACTAGCTGTATTATGCCTTCCACCAATTAATGCAGCATTCGTTCCAGAAGCAACAGCAGTTTGGCCCAATCGGACTAGTTGCAAGTCTACTGCCCCTGCACCACGCTTGTTACCACCAGTTGTAGTTCCATCAGGAATAGCTGCAAGAATTGAACCACCACCTCCTTTTGGAACTAATGCAACGTCAATAGTTGTCTCGGTTCCAATTGCAGATAATGAATGAACAGGAACTGTATTGTTTGGAGATGCATTATGTCTTCCATCAACTATAGTGCTGCCATTTGTCTGGATAGCATTACCCATATAAGGATGAGCACTACACTGATAATAAAGAATAGAAGGTGTTGATTCTGTAACTACAATTTCAGTATATGTTGATGTTGAAGTAACATTTTCAGTATATTCTGTAGTCCTATCTGCCTCAAGATATAATCTGAATGGGTGACTTGTCATGTCACCAGAACTCAGAGTAAATCTATAAGTTCTACCTGGAGTGAATGTCAGGAATGGTGACTCAATACCATCCAAATAATATCCATTAGTACTAGCACCATTAACACCACCAGTATATCTGTGGTCAGACTTGGCAGCAACAGTAACAGCAAATTGAACTACAGTAGTTGATCCAGATCCAACTAAAGTATCATACTTTTCAAAATTTCCTGATACTCCAATTCCAGTATTAGTAGTTTCAAACTTCTTAGAGTCTTGGTACCAAAGTTCGGCAGTTCCACTTCCAGTGAACACTGCCAGTCTTCCCCAACCAGTACTATAACCACCAGTAACTCCGGCAGTAGCAATAACTACATCACCACTAGTTCCTCCAGAATTATTACAACCTAATAATAAATCGGTAGTTGAATTTGATGTTACTCGGAATTCATTACTAGTAACTCTGAGGTCACCTTTGTAAGTAGTACCAAGTTTTAATGAAATTCCCGCATTAGTACTAGGCATTTCAAGAGTAATAGCATCATGGAAGTTAGAAGTTCCATTGACATCAAGTTTTGCTGTTGGTGATGTAGAATTGATACCAACATTACCAGTTGTGTAATAAGCATCATTTCCACTTGTAGACCAAACAGAACCACCACCACTAGATACGGTTGTCCAAGAAACACCAAATCCAGTTACGTTGGATAATACTTGACCATTTCCTCCAAAGGTTCCATTAGTATCATAAACAGAACTTCCAAGTGCAACTGTTCCGTCAACGTCTAGTTTTGCTGTTGGATTTGTAGTTCCAATACCGACAAACTCAGTAGCACCGAATGGTGCCAACTGAATTGTTCCATCAGCATCTACATCAATTGAAGGAATACCAGAAACATCATTAACTGAGAAGATACTTCCAGTAGTCAGATCATTTGTGATAGAGAATAACTGACCAGCAGAACCTTCAAAACTTAAGGTGCCATTATTTTGATTATCATAAGGAAGAATTTCAATACGAGTTCCAATACCAACTGCACTTGTGGTTCCGATACCTGTATATCCAGTTGTTATCCAAGGAGAACTACCACCAGCAGAGATACCAGTCAGTTGCGAACCATCACCATAATAAGTAACAATACCAGAAGATGCTGTTACAATACCAGATACTGCTATTCCATCAGTAGTGGTTTTAAATTTTTGTGACCCATAGTGATAAGCAATAAGTTCACCACTATTACCATCAGCCTTGAGATATATTGCACTACCGGATCCAGAACCATCGTCACTTTTAATTTGAATACTCTTATCAGCTACCTGCTGGTCAATGATTATATCATTATTTTGTGTATTGATAATATAAGAATCACTATTGTCAGAATAAATTCTGAGGTCATCATTAGTTCCAAATACTGCTTGTGAATTATCTTTAAACCTAAGTACATCCCCAGTCTTATCCCATACTACGTCATAACTTGAACCAGTGAAAGTTACATCATCTTGGAATGTAGAAATACCAGAGACATTTAAATCATCTAATTCAGTATGTCCATCAACATCAATATTACCATTAAAATTAGCCTCACTAGTAAATGTAGAACCACCACCAACATTTAACTGATCAGTCGAAGTAGTTCCTGTTACAATAATACCATTAGAAGCAGTTCTAAGCTTCTGAGCACCATTATGGTAAATGGTTACTCCGTATCCGTCTTCACCCTTTATATAAGTCTGAGTGGAACCAACGTTTCCGATCCTAACAGTTTCAGCACCAATCCTTAGTTCGGCGGTTGATCCAGTCTTATTCTTAATGTAACTATGAGAAGAATGATATATTTCTAAATCTTGTTCATCACCAAATTTTGCTGTTGCACCTTCAGCAAAGTCAAGTGCGCTTTCAGACTTATCCCATACTACGTCATAATTTGCACCAGTAAAGGTTACATCATCATTAAATGTAGAAATTCCAGTAAATGTAGAAATTCCAGTTACGTTTAATGATCCAACAGTAACAATACCAGAGACATTTAGACCACCATAAACAGAAACACCATATCCTAATGTCTCTAATTTCTTCCCACCCGTACCACCAGGATGTGCAAAATGAAGCTCTGTAGAATTTTGTCCATTACAATAGATATTAGTAGCGAGCTGGTGTGCGTCTATTCGTATATCATTTGTATTAGCAGTTCCACCCTCAATTATGAATACATTAGACCCAGTATATTTAAGCTTACCATTACCACTACTAGGAGATATATTAACCTGACCACTAACATCCAACTTAACAGTTGGTTGTGTAGAACCAATACCAATATTACCATCAGCAGCTATACTAAGTCTCTCTACATTATTTGTACCGAAAGTAATTGGTTCAGAAACAACGGTTCTAATCTCCAAAAGACCAGGAGTTGGATCATACCTCATGTAAGCATCGTTACCAGTTCCAAATATTATAGCTTTATTGTCAATTAACCCGATTCCATCAAAGGTTGAAGAACCCACGGTTTCCTGAGCAGCACCCTTAAATAAAGATAGAGTGCTACCACCTGCTCGTGTTTTAAATTCAAGATCTGGATGATCTGATGCATGTTCTGCAATTATGAACGATCCATTTGAATCTTCAGCGAATAATCTAAGATGAGGATTAGTATTGGTAGCAGCTTTACTAATATGAACATCTCCTTGAACATCAACTTTTGCTGTTGGTTGTGTAGAACCAATACCAATACCAGTTGAATTATGAACTAGATTTAAACCAGGAATACGGAACTTAGTAATACTACTATTACCTAAAGTAATTTCATTATCAGTTGTTGCAGAACTTGCATCAGCATCATAACCTATACAGATATTATTATCGCCTGAAGTAATTGAATCTCCGGCACTCGGTCCAAGGAGAACATTGCTACTGCCTGTTGTCAATCCATATCCGGCAGAATATCCCAGCAACGCATTAAAATTGCCTGTTGTCGATTCATATCCAGCCCATGTACCGACAACCGTATTATTAATCGCACCGTTCTCAATTTGCGCTAAAGCACGATCACCAATAGCAACGCTACGAGCGACACTGCTTTGAACTGATCCTGTTGCACCACCTAATGCCTGGTTACCAATAGCAACATTTTCTTCATTTCCAATAAACTTACCGGCTTGATATCCAACGAACGTGTTCTTTCTGGCGTTAATGTTTGCACCAGCCTCTTGACCAATTACTGTGTTTTCGGTGCTATTAGTAGAGACACCAGTTCCAATTAAAACACTGGTGGAACTGGTCGTGGCATCAGATAGATCATTTAACTCAATATCATATGAAGTAGCAGTCAGCATTCCTGTAACGTTTATGCCTGGTGCTTCAATTAACTTATTAGCAACCCACTTATCACCAGTAGAAGCATAAGTAAATGTTGCACTAGCTCCATTAATTTCCAGTCCAGCACCATTTGCCTGAGTAGCATTCGTCGCACTCTTGGCAATTGAAACTAACTTATCATCAACTTCCAGTGTCGTAGAGTTAATGATGGTCTGGGTACCATCGACTTGGAGGTCACCAAGTATAATTACAGTTCCTGTGGCATCTCCAACTGCTGCTGGGTCAAGAACTAAGTTTGATGGACCAGTTATTGTTGCAGTATTTCCTGTACCTACAATAGATACACCGATGCCAGTAGTTTTGAATTTTTGCGAACTATTATAATATAATGCGGAATAACCTGTAGGATTAAAAACGGCACTTACATTAGTACCATCTGGATTATTAATCCATATTTGATTTCCACCAAAATATAAATTGCCAGTTCCAGTATCATTTATATAATTATGACTACCATTATGATATATTTCTAATCCATCATGCGCTCCTGCAGAACCACCAAGTAATAACTTATCATCATCTAAGAGATGAACATTATTCTGGAATGTAGAAATACCAGAAACATTTAAGGTATCAGTTTCAGTATGACCCGTTACATCAATACCAGTAGACTTAGTGGCAAGTTTCTGAGTACCATAATGGTAAAGAATAGCTTCACCATTACTACCATCAGCACGGAAATAATCAGCAGAACCTCCAGAACCATTGTCGGTTTGAATAACAACATCTCCAAGATCAACACTGTTTCTGATGCGAATATTCCCAGTTCCAGTATTGACTATCATACTGGCAGTACCACTATGATAGAGTTGTAAATCATTATCAGTACCAAAACGAAGTTGGACACCATCATTAAATTTTAAGTTTCCACTTGTCTTAATATCAGCAACATCACTACGAAGGAAAGAAGTAGAGCTAATGCCTCCCAAAGTATCGGCATCACCACCACCTTCTATAAGAATTGTTGCAATGCCTGCAGCACCAGTTGTTCCAGTAACTGTTACTCCACTGGAACCTTGAAAACTAAGACTTGAAATACTTCCGGCAGTTCCTACCGTGCTACCATTTTCATCTTTAACAGTAAGTCCTTCAATTGCACCAGCGGCAGCAATACCAGTCAGTTGTGAGCCATCACCATATAGTTTGGTAGCACTGACGATACCAGTAGAAGCATAAAATGTGATACCAGTACCAACAATAACATCATTAGTAAAGGTCGCACCAGTACCTAAGAAGTTTCTATTATTATCAATTACTACGTTAGTATCAATTAAGAATTTTGATGCTCTGAATGGTGAGTAAGCACTATTCCTCATTGCTTGGAGGTCACCACCAGAGTGTCTTGAGAGTGATGCATCACCAATCTCAATCATATTATTATTAGGATCAAGAACAATCGTTCCAACACCGGCTGAACTGAATGTACTTAAACCCGCATTTACTATTTGTCTACTATCATCAATTATAGTAGAACCTTGAATCTTAATTGCCATCTACCGTCCTCGTATACACTAGGTAGTTTTTAGTATAGGTATTTAGGCAATCATTCAAGTTTGGAAAGTCTTTCGCTCAGAGTATCAATTTGCTTTTGTTGTTCTTTAACAGTTTCAATCAGAAGACCAATCAGACCGTTGTAGTTAACAGTCTTTGTTCCATTATCAGTTACAAGTTCTGGAAGAACTTTCTCAACTTCTTGTGCGATGACACCAAGAGCAGGTCTTTGAGTTTCCTTCCAATCGAAATTAACACCACGAATCTGAACAACCTTTGCAAGTGGATCCTCAATCGTGCGAATATTAGTCTTCAGATTTTCGTCAGATGCCGAGTTAAAATCTTGTGCTGTTGCAATACCAGAGACATTTATTCCACCAGAAATTGTAACACCATATCCTGTGGTTTCAAATTTCTTGACATCATCATAATAAAGTTCTACTGCTCCATCTGCAATAAAGTTTGCAGCCGTTTCACTTCTGTCCCTCACCATAATACCAACATCATTATTAGAATTTAAGTTGATATCACCACCAGTTGAGGTGGTTCTAATATTCAAAGCTCCTGTGATATTGCTAATGTATGATTGTCCACCATTATGCCAAAGTTGTAAGTCAGCACCACTTCCAAACTGAGCTTCAACAGAATCATTAAATCTCAAAAAACCAGATGTCTTAACGTCAGCAATATCACTACGGAGGAATGAAGTGGAGCTGATACCACTAAGTAAACTTGAGTCGGTAGCGATACCACTAAAGTTAGCATAATTTAAGTAATAGGTTCCTTCCTGACCATCTAACTTATCAGCATCAGTTGCTACTCCAACAAAGTTACTATAGTCTAAGTAATAAGTTCCCTGCTGACCATCTAACTTATCACTATCAGTAGCAATACCAACAAAGTTAGTATAGTCTAAGTAATAGGTTCCTTCTTGTCCATCAAGAGTGTCGGCATCTAAACCATTACCAGTTCCTTCATCAGCAGTTGTGAGTAATCTATCGGTATTATAATATGGCGCTTTATTAAATACCCACTTATCACCAGTAGAAGCATATTGTAATGTTGCAGAAGCACCATCAATTTCTATTCCGGCACCATTAGCTGCTGCAGAATCGGCAGCACCAGAAGCAAGAACAATTGATTTATCATCAACAGTCAGTGTAGTCGAATTAATTTCTGTAGTCGTTCCATCGACTTGAAGGTCACCAAGTATAATAACTTTACCAGTAGCATCTCCGACTACTGCTGGATCAAGAACTAAGTTTTCTGGACCAGTTATTGTTGCAGTATTTCCTGTGCCTACAATTGATACACCAATACCAGTGGTTCTAAATTTCTCAATAGCATTATGATAAAGTATTGCTGAACCATTTGTGACGAATTTTGCTTTATTTTCGTTTGCAGCACTGTTTCTTATAATTAAATTATCAGCATTGATGACTAAATTTCCGCTGCTCCCATTTTCCTGAATAATAGAGTTGCCATTACCAGTGTTGTAATAAATCTCTAATTCTTGATTAGCACCAAATCTCAGTTTGTCGTCATCACCAAAATCTACATTACTTTGAAATGTAGAAACGCCAGAAACATTCAGTTGTTGAGTCTCTGTTATTCCATAAACGGTAACACCTGCACCAGTGGTTTCAAATTTCTTGGAGTTATCATAATAGAGTTGTACTGTATTATTAGTAGCGAGTATCGCATTTTGAGAAAGAGCTCCAGTTCTAACATCAAGACCTCCTTTAGCGTCTATTTTAAAATCATGTCCCGCACTATCTGCAAGAATATGAGACTTGCCAAATTGATCTGTCCAAAGTTGCAAGTCAGCATCATCACCAATTCTCAATCTATCATTATCACCAAGATTTACATTATCTTGGAATGTAGAAACACCAGAAACATTTAGAGTTCCATCTACATCTAACTTAGAAGTTGGTGATGAGGAACCAATACCAACTCTATGATTAGTACTATCAGCAAAAAGTAGTGTTGAAATTCCCGTAAGACTTCCACCACTAGCGAATTGAACTGCTCCGTCCTCCCCACCAACTACTGCACTATCTACAGTTATTGTTGCAACTCCAGTTACTCCTTGAGTAATTGTAATTGCAGCACCAACAAAATTAAGTGTAGTGAATCCAGTTCCTACAAGATTACCCTCATCTTGAAGGTCTATATGATCAATTAAAGAACTTCCTGTTGGTCCAATAAATTGAGTGGCAGTTATAATTCCAGTAGTGCCAATTAAAACAGAAGAGGTCCCAATCCCAACCGTGTAAGTGCCAGCAGTTGAGATTCCTATAAAATTATTATCTTCTTGAACATCTATAAATGACGCTAGTTGAGAGAGCTCTCTGTTAATAGACATTTTGATATAGTATCCTACTTAGGGTTCCCATAAAGGTATTTATGATATAAAAAACAATCCTTATTTATTATCAATCAAGGATATCAAATATATGATCAGACTCTGGAGTGTTGTAAATATGTGCCGATCCCTGGTGATTATTACTATTAACATCATCCCAGTGAGCGCCAACAACGATTTTACCAGATCCCACTGCGACTGATATTCCAAAGTAATCAAAATTCTCGCCATTAGGATGAGTTAGTTTTGAAATATAATTACCATCTAGATCATAAACGTGTGCCGCACCGTCACTAGAACCGCTAGTAGAATTATTAATATCACCAACAACAATTTTACCGTCCCCTATCGCTACTGAATATCCAAAATTATTGCTATTAGTACCATCATGACCAGTTATAATACCAACTTGAGTTCCATCTAAATCATAAATGTAAATTGCTCCATTACCATAGGTGTCAGCATCATATCCAGGAGCACCGACAACGATTCTACCGGATCCTACTGCGACTGATGCTCCAAATTCATCGCCATTATTACCATTAGAATCAGTCAAGATACTAAGTTGATTTCCATCCAAGTCAAAAATGTATGCTGATCCAGGAACAGTTTGATAATTACCACCCCAAGCACCAACAACGATTCTACCGGATCCTACTGCTACCGATTGTCCAAATTGATCTCTATAAGCGCCATCAGAAGCAACTATTTTAATTTCATTAGTTCCATCTAGATTATAAATGTATGCCGCTCCTTGTTCTTCATTACTACCAACATCACGATAATAAGCACCAACAACAATTTTACCGGATCCTACCGCTACCGAATTTCCAAAGGATTGAGCACCTTCACCAGCGCCATCAGAAGCAATTATCTTAACTTCATTAGTTCCATCCAGGTCATAAATGTATGCCGCTCCAGCATTACCTGCATTTTGATCTTCACCCAATGCGCCAACAACAATCTTCCCACATCCTACTGCAACCGAATTTCCAAAATAATCACCCCATTGTATATCAGAAGATGTTTTTTTAACTTCATTATTTCCATTTAAGTCATAAATGTATATTGCTCCATATTCTAATCCTGACTGTATACTCTCCGGAACACCAACAACAATTATATCAGATCCTACTGCTACTGATTTTCCATATTCCTCCCCAGCAACACCATCAGAAGCAGTTATTATTCCTACAGACGTTGGTTGCGTAGTCGTATCATAACGATCTGTTCCGATGAAAATTTTTTCATCACTACCAATAAAAATATTTCTTCCTATGAGTGCCATGTTTAATACCTATAATTGTCTACAATATCATCATAATAATCACTTAATGTTTTATCAATTTCCCATATATATGCTGAACCAACAAGAGTCGCACCACCATGACCATCCTGATGAGCACCAACAACAATTTTACCCTCTCCTACTGCGACTGAGTTTCCAAAGTAATCACCCGCAGCACCGTCAGAAGCAGTTATTTTAACTTCATTATTTCCATCTAAATCATAAATATATGCCGCTCCTTGCTCATTATTTGGACCTGGAAGATCCGCATATGCAGCACCAACAACGATTTTACTAGATCTTACTGCAACTGAGTTTCCAAAGTAATCATTTAAACTACTATCAGAAGCAGATATAATACCAACTTGATTACCATTAAGGTCATGAATGTATGCTGCTTGTTTCTGCGTAGCACCAACAACAATTCTACCGGATCCTACTGCAACTGCTTTTCCAAATTCATCGACATTAACACCATCAGAAGCAGTCATAATACCAACTTCATTACCATTAAGGTCATAAATGTATGCTGAACCAGCATCAGTACCATTACTATTATCATCACCATAAGCACCAACAACGATTCTACCGTCTCCTATCGCTACTGACCATCCAAAATAATCATTCATACTACCATTAGAAGCAGTTATCTTAACTTCATTAGTTCCATCTAGGTCATAAATGTATGCCGAACCAGAAGAAAGGTTGTCACCAAAAGCACCGACAACAATCTTCCCACATCCTACTGCAACCGAGTATCCAAAATAATCATCGATAGCACCATCAGAAGCAGTTATTTTAACTTCATTAGTTCCATCTAGATCATAAATGTATGCCGCTCCACGTCCTGCATTTTTATAAGCACCGACAACAATTTTACCGAATCCTGCTGCAACTGAGATTCCAAAAAAATTAGAACCAGCAGCATCAGAAGCAGTTATCTTAACTTCATTAGTTCCATCTAGGTCATAAATGTATGCCGAACCAGAAAGAAATGCATTATTATCATCATCATAAGGGGAACCAACAACAATTTTACCAGACCCTACTGCAACTGAGTTTCCAAAGTAATCACTAGCAGCACCATCAGAAGGAGTTAGTTTTTTATTCTCAGTAGTTCCAATTCCTGTGGTAGAAGCTATACTGACAATAATATCACTATTTTTTATAACAAATTTATTTCCTGCGTAAAGTCCCATATTTCTATTAGTAATTAAGATCTATTGCATCATAAAGATTGTAAACAGGTGGAGTATCATAAATGTATGCTGATCCACCCTCCCATGCATTATCAGTATCACTACGAGCATTAATAAGGATTTTACCACACCCTACTGCAACCCTGTGTCCAAAATTATCATTAGGATCAGCACTAACAGAAGCAGTCACAATACCCAATTGATTACCTTCAAGATCATAAACATATGCTTTTCCGATAGTATTGATTCCCGCCAGGCGAGCACCAACAACAATTCTTCCGTTTCCTGCTGCAACAGTTTGTCCAAAATAACCCCCACCGCCAGAAGAGGCATTATTCTCCCATGGACCATCAGAAGCAGTTATAATACCAACTTCATTTCCATCCAAGTCAAAAATATATGCTTTCTCTGATGAGAGAGTGCCAACAACGATTCTACCACTTCCTACTGCGACTGAGTGTCCAAAGTAATTAAGAGGAGCACCATCAGAAGCAGTTATTTTAACTTTATTTGAACCATCTAGGTCATAAATGTATACTGAACCAGAATTATTACCATTATCATCATCATTATCAGCACCAACAACAATTTTACCAGAACCTACTGCAACCGAGGATCCAAAACGATCACTAGGAATACTATCAGAAGCAGTTATCTTAACTTCATTAGTTCCATCTAGGTCATAAATGTATGCAGAATTAGCATACTGAGTACCAACAACAATCTTCCCACATCCTACTCCAACCGAGTATCCAAAACGATCACTAGCAACACCATCAGAAGCAGTTATCTTAACTTCATTATTTCCATTCAGGTCATAAATGTATACTGATCCTTGCTCAGAGTTATCTCCCCGAGCGCCAACAACTATTTTTCCACATCCTGCTCCAACCCTAAATCCAAAATAATCATCAGCAGCACCATCAGAAGCAGTTATCTTAACTTCATTAGTTCCATCAAGGTCATAGATATATACTGCTCCTTGAAAGTTATTAGATCCAATATCAATACTCCAAGAACCAGCAACAACTTTACCAGATCCTACTGCAATTGCGTCTCCAAAATAATCATATGCACCGCCATCAGAGGACATGATTTTAATCTCATTTGATGGAAGAGTGGTTACATCACCACTCTGCCACATATATGGGATACCATCATCAGTAGTTAATCTTTTTCCAGACCCTACAATAATCGCCATATCAATTTACTTCCTCAAGCAAAAACTTATACTTCTTACCATTTCTTCTGTTAATCAGGAAGAGATCTTCTTCACCTTCCTGAATAGTCCATTGTCCCCATGTCCCATCAACATCATTCTGCTTCCCTTCATTAGAAAGTTGAAGGTCAGTAGTATAGATATTTCTCCACCTCTTTGTTGAGGATCCTAAATCATAACTATTATCAGTCTCAGGAGAAGTAGTTGCACCAATAGCAACGGCACCACTTACAGACCGAAGACTCATTCCATTATTAGACTCGATTAAAAGTGACCCAGTAGATTCAATAGCAGTAATACCATCGCCATCTACATTTAGTTCTGATACACCAAATCCTTTAGTTGCCATTATCCTTTTTAGTTATTTATGAAGTTCTAGTTAGTGTTCCACTACCGGTGATTTTATGAACCCAATATTTTTTAGTTCCTCCACCAGAAGAAACAATATATTCAGTAACTGTTTGAGCGCCAGTATAAGTAAACAGTGATTCTGGTGCAATATACTTTAGATATATTATTCCAGATCCACCATCTCCTCCCGTACTTAAAGATACACTAACATTATATTGTGAAATGTAAGTCCAGTTTGGAGATGCTCCACCACCTCCACCGCCAGTATTATCATCCGCATTACCGCCAGGACCTCCAGCATAACCACCATTACCACCTCCTCCAAGTCCTCCAACACCTGCATCATAAGAAGTCTGTTGTCCATTAACAGAAGATACAGAATTATATCCACCACCACCGCCACCACCAGCAACAAAACCACTTAATTCGGAAAAAAAGTTTGCTAGTTGATATCCTGCACCGCCAGAACCAGAACTAGCAGAAACGCCAAAACCTCCTGATACATAATTTCCACCAGGAGTTGCATATCCACCTCCACCTCCTGCACCACTGTTAATATTAGCATTTCCACCATTGCTTCCATAAGAACCACTACTTCCACCAGTGCTATCATGCCATCCTGCTCCTCCACCACCAGATCCACCAAAAGGATCTGAAGAATTTCCAGCATAATTGAAAGAACCAGAAGATTCTGTTGCTCCTTCACCACCACCTTTTACATAATGAAGAATTGTTCCACTAGAAGTATCTTGACGTAAATTGGTATTATTTCCGTTAGAATGAGTAGTCTGTGTAGCAGCAACTTCACAATAAATTGTGCTACCAATACCAATAGGTTCATTATTGACTATTAAAACTCCACCGGCACCGCCGCCACCTGCACATGTTTGATCAAAGGCACTTGAAGGTGTTCTTCCGCCTTTACCACCACCACCAACTAATAAGAAATCAAACTCTGGTTCACCCATTGAAGTATCATTAATAACAAAAGTATCTGACTGAATCAACGCTGTTCTAGCAGAATCAGAATATATTGAAAATGTAGCAGTCTCATTTACATTCAAGTCGGCAAAATTATCAGAACGAATTCCAATCGGAAACTGTTTTGATGTAGCATTTCCTGTTAAATTTACATATCCAGTAAGAGTTGTTCCAGCATCGGGATTACCATCGTTACCTACGTTCTCAAAGTCGGTTGATGCAATACCAACTCCTGAAATTTCCCAATAAATATTAACTGATAAATTAACATTATCAGTTACATTATTATCAGCAGAAGTAAATGAAATAATTGGAGAAATGCTCTGTCCTTCATCTATACTTCCAGGAAGATTAGAAAAAGCAAGAGAAGGTATCCTATTACTATGCAGTTTTAATCCCATTATATCTCAACAGACTTTTTGAGTATTTATTAGAGTAAAGAGAGTGCTCCATCACCTATTATTTTATGAATCCAAGTCCTCTTTGTTCCTCCGGCAACAGATTGATCATAAGAGGTTACGGTATGATCAGAAGCAGTTCCAGTCCAGTTGCCCACTAATTGTGTTTCGGACGTATATTTCAAATAAACAATTCCAGATCCACCGTGTCCACCACTTCTGCTGGTATTACTGAATACACTTCCGCCAGGATAATTGTGGTGTGGTCCTCCATCAGCACCTCCTCCTCCACCACCAGTATTTGGGGTGGCGTGAATGTTTGGTTGAGTATTTGATAATCTACCATTACCACCACCATCTCTACCATCTCCAGCAGAAGAAGAACCTGCACAAGATGCACTTCCCTCCCAGTAGTATTCAGTTCTTCCTCCACCTCCTCCACCTGCAATCCTATTACTACCATCATACCCATCACCAGCCAGTTCGGAGAAGAAATTTGTCAAATCGTATCCAATACCACCATCAGCTCCAGAAGAATTACCATTTTGACCATCTCCGCCAGCGCCTCCACCACCAGCGGTATGGCAATAACTACTAGTGTCGCCACCATCATTTCCATAAGTTGATCCACTTCCACCATATTTGTTACTACCATTACCAGCGCCACCTCCAGATCCACCACCAGAAGGAGCATTATAACCATTTCCGTAATCAGTTCCACCTCTACCACCACCACCAACACTGTCTATTTCATTTCCAGATTCATTAGTAACTCTCAAATAAGTAGGATTACCATTTTGATATCCATATACTGTTGTTCCACCAGTACCAATTCCTATCCAAACAGTTGGATTGTTATCAAAGATATCAGGATGAGAAGCTACTTTAACACCACCGGCACCACCTCCACCACCACCTTGATGGGTCTGACCAGAGACAGGTCCACCGGCACCGCCGCCACCGACTAAAAGAAACTCAAAATTACTTGCGGTGGAAGTATCATTAATAATGAAATTAGAAGAGTCCAATAATTGTGTTCTGGAAGAATCTCTATATATTGAAAATGTAGCAGTCTCATTTGCATTAATATTAGCACCACTTGGGTCATCAGTATAATTATCCGAACTAATTCCTATCGGAAATTGTTTTGACGTTGCCGTACCATTTACATCAACATATCCAGTAAGAGTTGTTCCAGCATCAGGATTTCCATCGGCACCCACACTACTAAAGTCAGTTGATCCAATACCAACTCCTGAAATTTCCCAATAAACCCTATTAGTATCAACAAGTAAATTACGCCATTGAGAAGTTGCACCTATGGTAGGAGATATGGATTGACCCTCATCAACACTTGCAGCTAAATTAATAATTTCAAAATCGGGTGAAACATTAGTACGGAAGTCTATGTTACCAGTTATATTTAAAGATGACATCTTATGACAAACCTCCTCTTACAATCTTGTAAGTAGTTATACCAGATATTCCAGTCTCAGGTGTTGCTTGTAGCAATACATTACTTCCAGAAATTGAAGCTTCAATTGAAACAATCTTATTTGGATTATACATGACTGCATATTCTTGGGAGTATGCAGTTGTCCCATCATGCATGACAAGAACTTTCTGTGCCTGTATCGTACTACCACATCCAACATGAATTGTATATTCTGCAAGGTCATTTGCAGAAGTTGCAAAAGTATCAATCGTGAATGGTGTTCCGGCACTTGCAGTATGACTGGTTGTTATGGATACTATTGAATGAGTTCCTATCGAAATTGTACCGTCAGTATTTGCTTGGACTCTTATAACTCCGTTAGAATCTTTAAGAGATGTTGCATCAATACCGGATAACTGAGAACCATCACCATAAAATGAAGTAGCAGATACTATTCCCGCAACATCAAGTTTTGCCGTTGGTTGTGCGGAACCGATACCAATATTGCCATTAGCATCTGAGAATACATAAGTTTCTCTTTCCTGATCAAAGACATAGACAACACCAGATTGAGACCCAGATCCAGGAACATCATCATTATAAGCACCAACAGCAATAGTCTTACCGTCAGCACTACATGTTACAGAGTATCCAAATTCATCATTAGATCCAGAAGCATAAGTTCCGGTTAAGATACCAACTTCATTAAAGTTATTTCCTTGACGATTAAAGACATAAGTAACTCCAGATGAGCTTGAGGATCCAGGAACCTCATCATAATGAGCACCAACGACAATAGTCTTACCATCGGCACTAGTTGCTACTGATTGTCCAAAAGAATCATTAGAGTCAGAAGCATAAGTTCCGGTTAAGATACCAACTTCATTAAAGTTATTTCCTTCACGATCGAAGACATAAACAACTCCAGAAAACGATCCATCATCACTATCCTGCGGAGCACCAACGACAATAGTCTTGCCATCGGCACTAGTTGCAACTGATTTTCCAAAGTTTACTAAAGAACTTGAAGTTTCAAGAGAACCTGTTAAGATACCAACTTGATTAAAGTTATTTCCTTCACGATCAAAGACATAAGTAAGTCCAGAAGAATATCCAGGAACCTCATCCTGACGAGCACCAACGACAATAGTCTTACCATCGGCACTGGTTGCAACTGAGGTTCCAAAATAATCATTAGAGTCAGAAGCATAAGTTCCGGTTAAGATACCAACTTCATTAAATGTATTTCCTACACGATCAAAGACATAAGTAACTCCAGAAGAAGATGCAGATGTAGGAACCTCATCATTATATGCACCAACGACAATAGTCTTACCATCAGCACTAATTGCTGCTGATCTTCCAAAAACATCAGCACTATCAGTAGCATAAGTTCCAGTTAAGATACCAACTTCATTAAATGTATTTCCTTCACGATCAAAGACATAAACAACTCCAGATGATTCTGAAGATCCAGGAACCTCATCACCAATAGAACCAACGACAATAGTCTTACCATCAGCACTGATATCAACTACCTCCCCAAATCCATCAACAACATCGGAAGCATAAGTTCCGGTTAAGATACCGACTTCATTAAAGGTATTTCCTTCACGATCAAAGACATAAACAACTCCAGAAGAAGATGCAGATATTCCAATTGCATCCCCCCAAGCACCAACGACAATAGTATTACCATCGGCACTAGTTGCAACTGAGTTTCCAAAATAATCATTAGAGTCAGAAGCAAGAGATCCGGTTAAGATACCAACTTGATTATGAGTAGAAATTCCAGAGATGCTTAGTGCAGAATTAGATATATCAGATGCCGAAGCATAAGATACCAAATCACTTCCGGCAGGAGGTAAGTTGGTTAATTCTTTACCATCACCAACAAATTTCTGTGCGGTTACGATACCAGTAATCGTTACACCATCAGATGTGGTTTCTAATTTTAATGCAGTATCAGTATGATAAATTCCTACACCACCAGCACCAGTAAGATAAACTTTACCTCCATCTGCACCAGTCCTTATTTCAATATTTCCGACATTTCCACCCATGGAATTGGATGAAATCTTTATATGATTATTGGCAACAGAGTTAATATTTAATCTTTGTGCATCTCCATATATACTATGGTAACCTCCGGCGGATGGTCCAAAATATATTCTTTTATTATCACCCATATATACATCATCTTGGAATGTAGCAATACCAGAGACGTTTAGAGTTCCATTAACATCAAGTGTTGCCGTTGGTTGTGTAGAACCAATACCAATATTACCGGTCAGATGTTCGTGATGGATACCCTGAATAGTAGATGCTGGTGAGAATCCAACATCAGACCTATAGATATCACCATCACCAGTACTAGAACCACTACCTGCTAAGACAATACCATTACCACAATAGACTAATGAAAGAACAGATTCTAGTCCAGAACCCATTTCGACTTTAGTCCAGTTCTCTCCAAGGTCGGTTGACTTTAAAATATCCCCATCACCAGTACTAGAACCAGCACCTGCCAATACAATACCATTATCACAATAGATTAATGAATGGATTGATTCTAAATCTGTATTATTAGAACCATCAACATGTGGTATCTTTCTAACCCAGGATTTTCCATAATTTTTAGATTTAAAGACAACTCCATTACCTCTTATACCATCATCATCAAATCCAGCACCTGCTAAGACAATACCACTACCACAATAAAGTATTGTATGGATAGCTTCTAATGAATTTGAATAACCCATATCTTTCTGGGTCCAGGTTTGACCATAGTCAGTAGACCTAAGAATATCTCCATCTCTAGTACTAGAACCAGTACCTGCTAGGACAAGACCATCGCCACAATAAGTTAATGAATAGATGATATTCAAAGAAGAGGTTAATGCTTCGTCAGTAGTACTATCGTGAGTCTTGGTCCAAGTTTGACCATAGTCAGTAGACCTATAAATATCACCATCGCCAGTATTGGAACCAGCACCTGCTAAGACAATACCATCACCACAATAGGTTAATGCAGGAATTTGTTCAAGTCCAGCACCCATTTCAACTTTAGTCCAATTAAGTCCAAAGTCAGTAGACCTATAAACATCACCATCGCCAGTATTGGAACCAGCACCTGCTAAGACAATACCATCACCACAATACTCTAATGAAAGAATAGATTCTAATCCAGAACCCATTTCAATCTGAATCCAAGTGCGTCCAAAATCAGTAGACCTGTAAATATCACCATCATCAGCAGTATTTGTAGATCCACTACCTGCTAAGACAATACCGTCACCACAGTAGACTAATGCAGGAATTTGTTCAAGTCCCGTACCCACTTCAACTTTGGTCCAGACTTTAGCAATATCATCATTAAGACCTATAGGCATCGCAGGAGTATGAAGTTCCTGTCTAATAAAACCTGTAACATCAAGTTTTACTACTGGGTCAGCAGTTCCGACACCAACATAACCAGTGTGATGTTGATGATGG